AAGAAGTCTGAAGAAAATATCAGAAAACTGAGAAAGGCACTTGGCACTAAGGAAAAGAACATTCCTGCTTGGGTTCAGGCAAAGATTACTGATACTGAGCACAATACTGATGCTGCTTCATCTTACATGGATGAAGGAAAGCGTGATGGTAAGTCTGCTAAAGATAAGGACTATTCACTTCGTGACTGGTTTAAAGGTGGTGGATGGGTTCAGGCAGGTGGTAAATACGATGGCAAACCATGCGCCAAGCAACCTGGTCAGAAAACCAAACCATTCTGCCGCGATGCTGATGATAGAGCAGCGATGAGTAAGGATGAAAGAGAAAAAAGAGCAAAGAAAAAGCGTAAAGAAGATCCAAATCCTAATAGAAAAGGTAAAGCAAAAATGGTAACAGCATCATATTCAAACTGGAGACAAGATCTTCAAGACATTCATGAAATTCCACTAATTCCTCTTGCGATAGGGGCTGGTGCTGCCGCCATTGGTGGTGGTATGTTGCTTGGAAAGAAAATGGATCAATTTGTAAAAAATCAAAGAAAAACTAAACCAAGTGACTATGCTGTAAAAACCGGTCTTGGTGCATATGCAGCAAAAGCAAGAACTGCTGGTCTTGATACACAATCATTCAAACCAGAAGGAGAACTTATTGATGAAAAGTGTTGGGATGGTTATGAACAAAAAGGTATGAAGAAAAAGGGTAAGAAAGTTGTACCAAACTGTGTTCCTGTCGGTGAGGAAGTTGTATCTGAAGAAGGTAAGAAAGACGCCTGTTATAAAAAAGTAAAGGCAAGATATGACGTTTGGCCAAGTGCTTATGCTTCCGGTGCTTTGGTTAAATGTCGTGAGGTTGGTGCTGCTAACTGGGGTAATAAAACTAAGAAAGAAAATTTTTCAGATTGGAGAACTGATATACTTCTTTCCGAAGCTGGATTTAAAGATATGGGTCCAGAAGACTTTAAGAGATACCTAGATAGTTTGAATTCCGACGAAGCAAGAAACATTGCAAGAAAAGCATATGCTAAGAAAAACCCAGTTGGGTCTAAACGCACAAGTCCATCTATGGATGTAAAGGCACCATCACCAAAACCATCTTCTGGTGGTATTCAAACTCCTAATATTAAAAGAGATGCTAAGTGGAATAAAGGTCAAAACTTCAGAGATCCAAGAGCTCAAAAAGTTTATGACCATATGTCAAGAACTAGAGTAGATGCCGCTGCAGAAACTGCAGCTGCAAAAGCAAGTAAAACTGCCGCCCAAGCTAGAAGAGCAGCAAGGGGTGGAGTTGGAAAAAGAGTATTGGGTGCTATTGGAAAAAGTCTTAGAAAAAATAAGTATGGTCTAGCTGCTACTGGTGCAGCTCTTGGTGCTGCATATGTTTTAGGAAAGGTTCAAAACAGTTTTTCAAGGGCACCAAAAAATGAATCAGTGAGTATTGAGAACTCTGACGGTAAAACTTTTGCTGAGGTTATTGATATTATTGGTCCAGCACAGATGCAGACTGCAACTAATCAAAAAGGTGTTTGGGCAGGAACTACACAACTCTCAAACTGGAGAGATGAACTTTCTGAAGACTGGCAAAAAGTCAACAAAAAAGATAAGACTGATGGTATGTCTCAGAAAGCAGTTGATGCTTATAAGCGTGAGAACCCAGGTTCCAAACTTAAGACTGCTGTAACTGAAAAGAATCCTGGTGGTAAGAGAGCAAAGAGACGCAAGTCTTTCTGTGCTCGCTCTAATGGTCAGAGAAAGATGCACAACATCGATTGCTCTAAGACCCCAGATAAAGCAATTTGTAAAGCACGCAAACGTTGGAGATGCTAATGGACAACAATTTAAACGAAAACATTAATATTTCAGGTGACTTTAATGGCACCCTAAACTTTGGTGCGGTTCCTATTCAATCGGAATCGGTTAAAGAAAAGTTCTGTGCTGATATTATCTGGGAGGGAAAACTTTATAGAATGGATTTTTCTGCAGAGTCAAGAAATCTTCCATCTAAGAATACTCTGACACAAGATATTCAGGAGGAATATCCAGGTGCCATGGTTCACAATATCTATCCTGCAGGATATACCTCGAACAGAACTTATCAAGTCACAGGTCTAAAAAGATACCAACCAGAAAAACTAACTTGGACACAGGAATAATATGGCTCAGTGGAATAAAAATAATCAGGACTACCTAAATCAGGAGAGAACTCTCTTTGAGGTTTTCATGTGTGCCGATAGATACGGCAACATTGGAAACTGTGGAATAACTTCTGGACCTGTAAGTGGTGGTTCAGATGCTTTCGGTAGACTAAGAGTGTCTGATACTTTCACTCTTGCTGATTATACACACATTTATGGTGAGGAGGTAGAACTTCTTACAAAGACTGTTGGTGCAGCATCTACAACTGAGGTAAACCCAAATACAGCATCTATTGCATTAATTGTTGGAACTGGTTCTGCAGATAAGGTGATTCATCAGTCCAGAATGTATCACCACTACATGCCTGGTAAGTCCCAGTTTGTAATGACTAGTTTTAACTTTACTGATGTAAGAGAAAATACTACAAAAAAGATTGGATACTTTGACGATAGGAACGGAGTATTTTTGCAGCAGGCAGGAGATGGAACTGTTTCTGTTGTAAGAAGATCTTACACTACAGGATCCGCAGTTGATACAGTTGTCAATCAATCTAATTGGAATTTGGACAAGTTAGATGGAACAACTCTTTCTGGAATTACTGCAGACTTTACAAAAACTCATTTATTTGTAGCAGACTTTCAGTGGTTAGGTGTTGGTAGAATTCGTTGTGGTTTGGTCATCGGTGGGCAGATGATTTATTTCCATGAGTTTAACCATGCTAATGTTTTAGAAAATGTTTATTGGTCACTCCCATCACTTCCCATTCGTTGTGAAGTTGCTAATACCGCAGCTGCCGTAGGTATTACATCAATGCAACAGATTTGCTCTACTGTAATGAGTGAGGGTGGATATGTTGAGACTGGTGTTGAGTTTGGTGCATTTAATGGTCCAATATCATTCTCCAACTCTAGTGGAACGACTGCAAGACAGTGTGTTATGGCAATTCGTTGTAAGAATACATTTAAGGGAATTCCAAACAGAACAACTGTAAGAATAACTGATATTGAGTGTTTGAGTGATGCTACAAACTGTAGAATTGAACTTTGGAGACTACCAAGCAATGATAATATTACTGGTGGAAGTTGGACAAGTGCCGATGATGATTCGGCAGTAGAATATAATATTGGGATAACTACTAACTTTACAACAACTGGTGGAGATTTAAGGCAGGCATCTTTGATTGCTGCAAACAATCCATCAGGTCAGCAAGCATCTGCTAGTGTCGCATTTAATCCAACGACTGCTAGAAGATCTTATATCGCACAAAATATTGACTCCGATGACAGTAATATTTTTGCCGTTATTGTTCGGAACCTAGATACTAATACGACAACAGATGTATGGAATACTATTCAGTGGCGAGAAACTAGATAGGTAATTTTTTATGAGTGAAGTTTATCTTGGTAATCCTAATCTAAAAAAAGCAAACACCTCAATTGAATTTACTCAAGAACAGATTCTTGAGTTTATCAAGTGTAAGGAAGATCCTGTTTACTTTGCAAACAATTACATTAAGATTGTTTCTCTTGATGAGGGTTTAACGCAGTTTCATCCATATCATTTTCAGGAGAAGTTAATTAATAACTTCCACGAAAATAGATTTAATATCTGCAAGATGCCACGACAGACTGGTAAATCTACTACAGTCGTATCGTATCTTTTACATTATGCTGTATTTAATGACAGTGTAAACATTGGCATCCTGGCAAACAAAGCGGCAACTGAAAGAGAATTATTACAAAGATTGCAAACTGCTTACGAAAACTTGCCTAAATGGATGCAGCAGGGTATCCTGTCATGGAACAAAGGTTCGATGGAGTTAGAAAATGGCAGTAAGATATTGGCAGCTTCTACGTCTGCAAGTGCTGTCCGAGGTATGTCATTTAACATCCTCTTTCTCGACGAGTTCGCGTTCGTCCCAAATCATGTTGCTGACTCGTTCTTTGCCTCTGTGTATCCTACTATTACTTCTGGTAAAAACACCAAAGTAATTATTGTATCCACACCACACGGTATGAATCATTTCTACCGTATGTGGCACGATGCGGAGCAAGGTAGAAACGAATATGTTCCAACAGATGTTCATTGGAGTGAAGTTCCTGGTAGAGATGAGGCATGGAAATCTACAACTATTGCCAACACATCGGAACAACAATTCAAGGTTGAGTTTGAATGCGAATTCTTAGGTTCTGTTAATACACTTATCAACCCAACAATATTAAAAACCCTCATATATGAAGATCCTATTAGAAGAAATGCAGGATTGGATGTTTATGAGAATCCTATTGAAGAACATAATTATCTAATCACGGTTGACGTTGCTAGAGGACTTGGCAATGACTATTCTGCCTTTATTGTTTTTGACATAACTGATTT